CCGTAATGCGTAAAGAGCGGGATATGTGCGCCATGTTTGAGAACATGGTTAGGCATATGAAAAAACTGACATCGGCTGAGATCCGGCACAACCACAAACAGACACCAGACTATAACCCAACGGTTAAGATGATTCTCCCTAAATTTCTGGAGGCGGCATGAACGTATTAGATCAGACATTCGGTAATGGGTGGGCGCTGTTTCACGGTGACAGTTGCGAGGTTATTTCTGGAATCACCGACAACTCAATTCACTATTCGATTTTTTCCCCACCATTTGCATCTCTGTTCACATACAGCGATTCGGACAGGGACATGGGGAACTGCAAGGATGGCGGCACATTTGCCGATCACTTCGGGTTTCTCGTCCCGGAACTTTACAGAATCATGATGCCTGGCAGACTTGTTTCGTTCCATTGCATGCAATTGACGGCCACACTCAACCGCGACGGATTTATGGGTATGAAAGATTTTAGGGGCGACCTGATCCGGGTGTTTGAAAAGGCCGGGTTTATCTATCATTCCGAGGTGTGTATCTGGAAAGATCCGCTTGTTCAGGCGACAAGAACAAAGGCGCTTTCACTCGCGCACAAACAGATATCCAAAGACTCAAGCCGGTGTGCAATGGGGCTGCCGGATTATGTCGTGACTATGCGGAAGCCGGGAGAAAATCCAGAACCGATAGCCCATGGGCGGGGCTTTGAAACATATTACGGCGAAACCCCGGAGCCGAGCGACCACAAAACCGACAACGCGAGGACAAACAAGTATAGTCATCACGTATGGCAGAGATACGCATCTCCGGTGTGGTTTGATATCAACCAGACAAACACCCTGAATGCGGTACAAGCAAGAGATGGGCGAGATGAAAAACACGTTTGTCCACTCCAGCTTGACACAATCGCCCGTTGCTTGGAACTGTGGAGCAACCCCGGGGACACGGTTTTTAGTCCGTTTTCTGGCATTGGGAGTGAGGGGTATCAGTCAATTCTCATGGGGCGCAATTATGTGGGAGTTGAATTAAAACAATCCTATTACGACACGGCAATCAAAAACATGGTTCGGGCCGAAAATGTAAGCGGAACCCGGCAAATGGAGATGTTCGCATGATCTGGACAATAACAATCCTATCCATAATCGGGACGGTCCTAAACATCAAAAAGCGGCCCGAATGTTTTGCGATCTGGGCCGTCACAAACGCGGCCTGGGCCATAATTGATTTCAGTCGGGGTCTACCGGAGCAGGGGGTTTTATTTAGCGTCTATTTTTGCCTCGCTGTTTGGGGGCTTGTGGAATGGTGCAGGAGACCGGCGATATAAAACAACCGGCCAGACAGCCGGAGTTAGTGTTTCCAGGCACATCGTAACCGGGTGAAGGGGTGTCTTGGTGGGCGTAAAAACGATTTAGAAAAAAAAAGGGGGGGGTGATGGGAAAGGTGTGTTTTGGAAAGTTCGATCCGGACAAGGCCAACACCAGGGCGTGTGTTCCTGTGTGCGCATACTGCACGGAATGTAAAAATGCATCAGACGGTGCGTGGTGGAAAAGGTACCAAGCCCGATCGGAAGAATCCCGGCGCAACCATAAAAAGCCGAGGTGTTTTGGGGACTTTGACCCAAAACCAAGCCTGTTTGCTGTCCGAAAATGCGCCACGTGCCAAGACTTCGGGGAGTGCCAGCTTAAAACAGGCACGACTCCAGACGGAAACGGACCCGAGCACAAACACAAGCCCAAAAGATATTTGTGTTTCGGGCATTATGGTGGGGCGCTTGTTATTATGGGGCGCTGTGAGGTGTGTGATCAACGCGCGGAGTGTCAATCCGCGACGCGGGGCGAAGCTATCGGCTGGCCCGAGTACCGGACGCCGGGGGAGATAGGCGTTACGACAATAGCCGGGCCAAGCGACGATGATTACGCGCCCCTCCGTGAAGTTCTGGACATGGCCTACGCCCAAGCCGCCGAAGGTAAGGGCAAGGAGCGCCACGCCAACGGGAAGCCGTTTATCAGACAGCCAATCATGGAAATCGGCAGAATGGTTGGCCCTGGATATCAGACCGGCCAAGCCATGAAGAAGTGCCAAGAGGCCGAAAGGCTCCCCACGGTTGAGCGGAAGGTGGCGGAACTTCTCGGGGCGATCAACTACATCGCCGCCGCAGTGATTCTGCTCCGGGAGGCCAAATGAACGTCAAAATCGGAATTGACCCCGACATCGGCCTGTCTGGATATGCCATTATGACAGATGGAATCCTTGAGGACATCATGACGCTTCGCTTTTTTGAGGTGTGTGAAGAGATACGCGCCGTTAGCTATTTGTGCCGGTCGATGGGTGGTTCTCTGGTGGTATACATCGAGGCCGGGTGGCTCCACTCAAAAAGCAACTGGCACGGTGGGAGCGGTGTAGTGGCCCAGAAGATCGCAAAAAATGTTGGCACCAATCACGCTGTAGGAAAACTATTTGTTGACTTTTGCAAGCACCATGAGATAAAGTATGAGGAAGTTCTGCCGAAAGGCAAGATCGACGCCAAGACGTTTTGGTCGATCACGGGATGGAAGCCAAGAACCAACCAGGAACAGCGGGATGCCGCAATGCTGATTTTTTAAGGGGGATATATGGGCGACTGGGAAACATGGAACACATATCAAGAGCTGAAATTCATCAAAGGGCTTGGGACCTTCTGCGAAAAGACCAAGACGAGCCGTAAGGAACTGCTGAAACGTTACCTTATCGGAGCCAAACTCCGAGATAACTGGATGAACATCAACAAGCAGGCTGCGCTGGCAGCCGTCGAAACCGAACTGGGGGCGATATGAAAAAGGCAATCGTCGGATTAATCGTAAGCACCTGTTTATTTGTGGCTACAACTTGTCCGGCGCTCGAAGTCGGAACAGACAAGATTTTCCACGCCGGAGGATGCACCGTCCTGGCGATGGCCGCAAGCTCGACGCTGAAATATGTTGCTCCGGATATGCCGGGATGGGAGAGGGCTATGTGGTCAATCCTGGCGACGATGGCTGTCGGGTATGCCAAGGAGCTTTCTGATAGTCGGGTTGATAATGATGACTTGGTGGCCGACGGTGTGGGGGCTGTGTGTGGGTCTCTAATCACAATTTCATGGTGAGGTGAGACATGGGCTGTCCAAAATGCGCTGATGACAATTATCGGCGGGCCGATCTCAGGGCTGATGGGTTCACCGACAAACCGGAGACGGATATCAATGTTTGCATGTGTTGCGGGTTCGAGTGGGTGGCCGCTGGCGAAACGTGCTTGTCGTTGCCCGTTGTGCCACATACGCAGCCATAAGATCAACGGTTGCATCCTCTACGCTGCGGATCTCAACCGCCAAGATCGATTGAAAGGCGGCATATATCGAGTTCGGGACGGCGATGCAAATACCAGTAGTGCCGTTGCTCATTTTAACCTCCGATTGTGTTTTGCCCCCATATCCAGTTCCCGATGGTATGGGGGTTTTTATTTGTGGTTCAGCATCTCAATAGTGATTAAAAATTTTATCCCCATTGTCGTTCCGCGACTCAATAATTTTGCTGCCGTCCGAAAACGTATAGTGAGTCGCCGAACAATCCATATCGACTGGGAAGTCCTCTTCATATACCTTACCCATTTCTATCTCCGCCAGCAAATCCTCCTCGTCGTCCCCGTGTTTGACCATCCATCCGCCCTGTGTCTCCACCAGTTCAATTTCGCCGAACAGAGTTTTTTGAGCTTGAGTTGTCATAGTGCCAGTCTCCTATAATTTGGGGTTGATGTTCCGTTCTGTCTGTTATCAATGCTAACAATGTGCCAACTGTCGCAAAAAAGTGATAAACGTAAGCCAGTCAACGGATTGCGAGGATTGCGCCCGTGATTGCATCCGGCTCAAACAGGCTCAAAAGTTTATAGATTTGAACCGTATATATTCCAGAATTAGAATATGTCAACAGAATCAGGTGGTTATCTGAATTGGTGCGGTTTATGGATTTGAACAAAATCGCCAAAAGCGCAAAATGTGGTTTATGGATTTGAATTTGTCCACATGTTGTGTGTTTTAATCCTAAACAAAAACCCACAATATGCTTGACAAGAGTGTACAAACTATTGTATAATACGTTTGAAGTTGGGGTTTCGCAAAATGGCTGGGGGGACCAAGTGGCAAACTCAAAAACTAAAATTAAAACAGTGGCTTCACTCGGAGTTGTCCCCCCGGCCAACCTCAACGGTGAGCGCCCATGACCGTAATCGCCTTTGACGGCATCACAATGGCCGCAGATAAACACATGACCGACGGTGACAGGTCTTGCACAATCACCAAAATCTGGAAGCACGGCGATGTTGTGCTTGCTATGTGTGGGGATATCAGCTATGGGCTTGCACTCAAGGAGTGGTTTTTGGATGGAGCAGATCCAGATGAGTTTCCCGAGCCCTATGACAGAGACACACTATCTAACCTAATTGTGTGGGACGGAAAACAGATTTACGCATACGAGAGAACCCCACACCCGATTTATTACGAAGATAAATTTGCCGCCTGGGGCAGCGGGGCCATGGTCGCTATTGGCGCGATGGCTTGCGGGGCGCTTGCTGTAGACGCCGTCAGGATTGCCAATCGACACTGCCCAACGTGCGGAATGGGAATTGAGGCGTTTACCCTTGACCGGAAAACCAAGAGGGGCAAAAAATGAAAATCGGCGACCTGATCGGCCTACTGTTCCTCGCTCGGGATACGGCGCACATGGCCCACTTGAAAACAACCTCCTACGCCAAGCACATGGCCCTTGGGGATTTCTATTCCGGGATAGAGGAATTGGCCGACGATCTGACTGAGCAGTACCAGGGCCAGTTTGGTTTAATCCCCGTGGCAAGGGTGGCAAGGACGACAGAACCCACGGACGCAAACATAGTTTCTATTCTCAAGGACCAGCTCGCGCAGATTCAGGGCGGCAGGAAGGCGTCGGTCGGTGACGACTCGAGCCTCAACAATGTGATTGATGAGATTGTTGGGTTGTACCGTAGGACTATTTATCGCCTCAGATTTCTGGTATGATTATCATAGTCCCCGATACCGTAGATGTTATCAAGCTCTCAGACACCGACGCTATCCCCAAACAGCAGGGGGTGACCATCTGGGACATCCGTGGGGCATGCCGCGATATTCTCTGCGGGAGGGGAGTGGAGAACCAAAATGGCCGCCCGCTTAGGGCTTGGGTTAAAGAGCGATTTATGCAGTTTGCGGCACGGAGATAAGTATGGCACTACACCACAACAACCAATATCTCGGCGTACACTGTGGCGATGATATGGTCAGGGTGGCAACAGGGGTTTGCAGCACACAGGAAGCCGCCATCGACCTAATCGAGGAGGTCGTCGACGCGCTCATTCAGGGCTCCGATGGCAGGTTGAGAGTGGGAAAGCCCCGTGCTGTAGATGAAAACGGTGGGTGGGTCGGGAAGTGTGTAGTTTCAATAGGTTGATTTTTTTTGACATAAATGTTAGGCAAAACTAAGACAATTTAATAGACATGACAAACCCAGCCACACAATTTAAAAAAGGAAAGAAAAGCCCACTCCAGGGGAAGCGCGGCCCCGGCAAGGTCACCAAAGAACTAAAGGAAATGATTCTTGGGGCGCTCGATGATTGTGGTGGGCAGGACTATCTCAAAACACAGGCCGAATCAAACCCCAACGCGTTCCTTGGGTTGGTCGGAAAGGTATTGCCCCAGACGATAAATGCAAACGTCAACCTGCTCGACAAATTTGGTCAAGAAGGTCTTGCCGCACTTGAGGCAGCTCTCACCGCAATCAAGGGACGCGATTCTTGATGAGGTTAGGCGGCGCCTACTCTATTATGAGTCAAGGCGTAAGCTCTTTACAATGTTCCCGGACGACGGGCCGACGGCGCGTGACCTGTACGCCAAACACATGGAGCACTTTAAAGCCGGTGCAGCATATAGAGAGCGTCTGTTCATGGCCGCCAACCGAGTTGGAAAGACCATCGCGGGGGCCTATGAGATCGCCCTGCACCTTACCGGGCAGTACCCTGACTGGTGGCCGGGTAGGAGATGGGATAGGCCGACATCGATCTGGGCGGCTGGCGACACAAGCGAGACGGTCAGGGATATTATTCAGCTTGAGCTTTTCGGGCCTCCAGAGGAAATCGGGACAGGCATGCTCCCCGGGGATAGTATCATCGACCACACCCGGAGAAACGGGGTCCCTGACGCAATCCAGAGTGCGACGATCAAACACATTTCCGGCGGGATGTCTCGGCTCGGGCTCAAATCGTATGACCAAAAACGCAAGAGTTTTCAAGGCACTGCAAAGGACGTTATCTGGCTCGATGAGGAGCCCGACCTTGCAATATGGAGCGAGTGTTTGATCAGAACCATGACCACAGACGGGATGTTGATCTGCACGTTTACGCCGTTGTTGGGTATCAGCGATGTGGTCAAGACCTTTTTGCACGATGGGAAGGTGCCGAATTGAAAAACAGACAGGTATCGGTATTCGCATGTACCGAGAACGACATCGATATTTATTACATTGCCGACGATAACGGAGGGGAGTTGCAGATCGAGCCGAGGGGCGGCGACTTCAGCCTTATTGTTGGTGTCAAAGACATTCTTGCCGTGCTGAAGGAAAATGGAATTTGCCAGCCGTAAGCGCATCAAAATACGTCACGACTGCGACTTGGGAGGATGCGCCCCATCTTTCCAAGGAGCAGAAGGATGAGCTTTGGAACAGCATCCCCCCGCACCAGAGGGACGCCCGAAGTAAGGGGGTGCCCCAGCTTGGCTCCGGGGCCATCTATCCGGTGTTGGAGGAGCGCATCACGGTCGCAGACTTTGAAATCCCCAACTTCTGGCCGATGGCCTACGCAATGGACGTTGGGTGGAATTGCACCGCTGCTATTTGGGGCGCATGGGATAGGCAGAGCGATGTTGTATATCTTTGGAGCGCATACAAGCAGGGCCAAGCCGAACCAGCGACACACGTTGACGCCATTCGGTCGAGGGGGGATTGGATTCCTGGCGTGATTGACCCAGCCTCGCGTGGCAGGAGCCAGAAGGACGGCGTTAAGTTATATGATGAGTATGTGAGCATGGGGCTAAATGTTGACCTCGCAGACAACGCGGTGGAGGCCGGGATACACGCTGTTTATCGGCGCATGGTGTCGGGTAGGTTCAAGGTGTTTGCATCTCTCCGCGGGTGGTTTGAAGAGTATCGACTGTATCGCAGGGACGAGAACGGGAAGATTGTGAAAGAGAACGATCACCTTATGGACTGCACCCGATATCTGATCATGTCTGGGATGGCCCTTGCGGTTGATGAGATGGTGGCCCACTCCGAAGACTACGATGATTTCAAGAACGTGAAGCGCAACTCCGTGACGGGATACTAAATGGACGATCAGAACCCAATAGAAACGCTCATCAGATATGCCGAGGCCACAAACATATGTGACGAGCTTGAGCCGTCCAAACTGACCCAGATTGGCCGGGATGTGGTCAAGTGGGCCAAGCTTGATGACGCCAGTCGTTCCGATTGGAAGAAGCGGTCTAAAGAAGCGATGGATATGGCGCTCCAGGTTGTACAGGAAAAGACGTTCCCCTGGGCGGGTGCTGCCAATGTCAAATACCCGCTGATCACAGTTGCTGCGTTACAGTTCAACGCGCGGGCCTATCCAGCCATCGTCAACGGCAACAAGATCGTCAAGGGGCTGGTCAACGGAGCCGATCCGGACGGCTCTAAGATGGCTGCCGCCTCTCGCGTGTCCTCGTTCATGAACTACCAACTCTTGGAGGAGATGCCGGAGTGGGAGGAGCAGACCGACAAGCTTCTGCTCGCGCTGCCCATTGAAGGGTGTCAGTTCAAAAAGACATTCTTTGATCCAGGTCAAGGGCGTAATGTGTCGGAGTGGATTCGGCCCGACGATTTCATTGTGGACTACAAGACCAAGAACCTCGCCGCATGTCCGCGCATGACACACAGGCTTTGGTTCTATCCGCAGGAGATCAAGGAGAGGCAGCTTGTCGGATTGTGGTCGGATGCCGACCTTAACATCAGCAAGGACGACATCGACGACGAGAAGTTGCAGGAGTTCTACGAGCAGCACACGCTTCTTGATCTGGACGGAGACGGTTACAAAGAGCCGTACTGCGTGACTGTGCATTGTGACTCCGAGAAGGTTGTCCGCATCAAAGCCAACTATTCACAAGAGACTGTAATGGTTTCGGGCGAATTACCGATAGTCCTGCAAATCTGGTCCGTCACCCTGATTTCGTCGCACACCTCAAAGAATTTCAGGGTCCGGATATCCTCAAACACACCGTCTGTCATTATGGCGTATCCGGACAAGCCGATGTCTGGATCAATTCCAATTTTGACGTTCATTTCTTCACCATCGCACCAAGCAACCCATAGCCCGCTATGTCCCGATATGGAGACTCCCCAAGGGCATCCCGATCCGTTGCGATCCGGAAAAGTTTATCCAAGATCCGAGCCACTGCAAGAGCATCGTCATATTGTTCAATCTTGATTCCGTCCGGGTACAAGATCCGCAAAATATCACCGGCTCTTCCAAATGAGTTGCCATATGCGGCTTGTTTTTCGTCCGTGGTCTTGCCTATCTCGGCTCCAAGGGCCTCGTACTCCCCCGGCGTCCGGTACTCGGGCCAGCCGACAGCTGGTTTGTTCTTCGTGTCTGTTTTAAGCTGGCGCTCCCCGCAGTCTTGGCACATGGCGCACTTTCGGCCTTCGGTTATCCGCTTGTCGTAATCCCCAAAACAATTTTGCCTTACCATCGTCCCCCCTTTCTAAATCGTTTTTAAGCCCACCACGTTTCCACCCCTACCCCACCCCTTCACACGGTTACGATGTGCCTGGAAAAGTTAAATCCTGCTGTCTGGCCGGTTGTTTCGCGGGTCGGCCCTCCTGCCCCGGTGTAAAAAGCTTCTTCTGGCTCAACTCGTGAAGAATCCGCTTCTTGGCGACCTCGCAATATTTCTCGGAGATTTCTATGCCTATCCATTTTCGGCCAAGGCGTTCACAGGCTACGCCGGTTGTGCCGGAGCCGAAGAAGGGGTCGAGGACTGTACCGGTTGTTTTACTGCGCCCAAGGCACCACTCTATAACCGGGATGGGCTTCTGGTTCGGGTGGAGTCGGTGTTTCGCCTCTGCCATAATTGAAGTGTCTTTTATGCAATAAACCCCACAACCACCCTTAGACCACGCCACCTCTGCGTCGCTCAAAAAGGTTCCAAACGCCGCATCGTTTCTCTTAATCCATACGAGCGTTTGGCCAACCGGAAGAGCTTGGCCAAAATGGTTGGCCCCCCACAAAACGACCTCTGCGAACCCAATGAACGGGGTTGGGTCAAACTGCACATCGTCCCCGACG